ATGGTCAGGAAGTTCGGCAAGATCGTCGTCAAGCCAAGCAAGGCCAATCCGAAGTGGATAGAGGCCTCCTATCTTACGCCCGTGGCCGCCTTTTCGGAATGGCCGGATCTGCCGAACCGCCAGACGGCCACCTTCCCCTGCACGCAGGACGGCAGGGACGAGGCCGCGGCATGGCTGACCAGGGCGAGACGGCGCATCGAGGCTGACGTGTGGGAGCCGGAGCGCATCGTCAAGCGCAAGGCCAAGGACACCGCCCTGACATTCGGCGAGTATGCCGCGAAATGGCTGGAGACGCGTGAGGGCGAAGGACTGCACGCCAACACCATCTACAGCATCAGATGCACGGTCAAACGGCTCATCGACGCGTTCGGCGGCATGCCGATCGGCAAGATCACCTCGGCCGACATCGAGCGCTATGCGGCCACACTGCCGAAGGACCACCCATACGTCGGCCGAGAGCTGCTGTCCAAGCTCCGCCAGATCCTCGACGCCGCCGCGACCCCGGACCAGGACGGCATCGCCGTCATCGCCAAATCCCCATTCGCCATGCAGGTACGCAAGCCCGCACCCAGGGAGGAGACGCCCGCCGCCACGCCACGGCAGCTCCGGCGGATCCACGACGCGATGCCACGGAAATTCCAGCTCGCCATCACCCTCGCCATCTCCTGCGGAGGCCTGCGCATCGGCGAGGTCTGCGCGCTCCAACGCGGCGACATCGACCTCGACAACCGTCTCATCCACATCCGCCGCACCAGACTCACCCGCGCCCGCGTCATCGCCGGGCCGCCGAAGACCGCCAGAAGCAAACGCACCGAACCAATCCCCGAAGCCGTCATCCCCGAAATCCGCGTGCACCTCGCCGAATATGTGGCCGACCAGCCGGACGCATGGATATTCCCCAGCCCGCTGGACCATGACAGGCCGATCAGCACGGACGCCATGCGCGAAGCCTACATCAAAGCGCGACGACAGGCCGGACGCGAAGACCTCCGATTCCACGACCTGCGCTCCACCGCACTCACCATGCTCGCACAGAACGGAGCCACCGTCCGCGAACTCATGGCCGCCGCCGGCCACAGCACGGCCACCATGGCCATGCACTACCAGCGACTCAGCAAAGACAGACAGCGCGCGCTCGCCGACAAGGTGGCCGCCAGCATCACCACGCCGCAGCGGGACGTCACAGTCTCGGCTGAGAGCGACAAGGATAAGGAGATCGCCCGGCTCCGCGCGCGTCTGGCAGAGCTAGAGGCAGGGGAGTAGGCAAAGAAAAAGCCCGGCACATACCGCCGGGCTGTGACTGTATTGGTTCATTTACTGCTTGGTCATGGTTCCGCAGGAGCTGATTTTGAGCTGCTGGCCATCGCCTACCGTGACTTCCGGATAGCCGCCGCCAGGGAAATCGTTCTGGACGATGTTGTCGCCGTTGTCGGTCGAGATCTCCCAATAGCAGTCGCTTCCTACCTGGCTTGTGGCGCGATATGTGCCGGCGTCGATGTCCTTGCCGACTTGCCACACGCCGTCGGAAATGGAATTCTTCTTCGCCTGGTCCACTTGGCCGGTCAGGGACTGCAGCTCGGCCTTCTTCGCGTCCACCTTCTTCTGCAGGTCGTCGTGCTGTGTATTGAGGTCCTTGATGCCGGACTTCACGTTGTCCGCTTCGGCGATCGCGTCCTTGGCGTCGTTGTATTCGTCGGCGATTCCGTTGTATTCGTCGACAAGATTGTTGTAATCCTTAATGAGCTTCGAGTAGTCTTTTTTGTCGGCCGCCATGCTCTTGGCCACTTGTTTCACGGCCGCCGACCTGACGCCGATTGTGTGCGCTATCGGAGCTGTGATCAGCACGGAGAGACACACCAGCGCCACGCATACGCATGCCGCCGATTTGAAGCTCACATTGCTCTTCGTCAGAGCTTTGATTTTCGTTTCCAGCTTGTGTGGCTGGTGGATTTTCAGACCATTCTTCGATGACATGGTGCACCTTTCTCTTCTCCTACACCAGCTTCAGCTTAGAAAGGCAACACCCCTGCCGCAAAGTGGCTGCAGGGGTGTGTCGTTCAGTTGGACTTCTTTTTACTCGTGCCATCCATTGGCTCCGAGAGATAATCCGGCACGGCAGCCTGTTGCTGCACGCGCCTTACTCGAGGCGATGGGGGAGGATTAGCGGTTATTCGAAATCGGCATCTCCGTCGGCGGGGCAGTGCGCCAGCTCCTCGCCATCAACGGTAAGGGCGAGCATCCAGGTGGGATTATCGCCCTTTTGATGGATCATCGTGTCCGGGATGCTGGTTTCGAATGTGGCATCGTCGGTGGAGAGATTCCATCCTGGATACTTGTTGCTGTCGTTCGTTGACAGATTCGTTATCTCCCGCTCGGTTTCGCCGGACTCCGTGAAATCTGTGAGATTCACTTGGTACCAGGTGCCATCGGGATCCTTTAGCATGAGCGTGTAGGCGTAGAATTGCTTCGCGTCCAATGCCTTGACATTGTCGAATCCATCGATTGAGATTCCGAGGTACTGGCCGGTCGTCTCCACTCTCGCCGCCGGCATCAGGTCGGAATCGCCATCGCAGAAACCGGACAACCCGCTCGCCAATGAAGTCTCCTCGCCACTGTCAGTGGCATTGCGCGAATCCTGCGAGTCTGAGGCTTGGCTATTGGCGCTCGCCGATTGGCTGGATGTGTCTTGATTACCGCACCCTACAGTCAACGCGACCGGCAGCATGACGGCGAGTGTGGCGACGATTGCTTTTCGAGTGATTCTCATCTTCTTCTCCTTCTTTTTCATGAAAGTCTACGCTTCCTTCGGCGCGCACTCACTGAAGCGTCGAGGAAAGAAGAACCCCTGCCTCAAAGTAGCTGCAGGGGTGTGTTGTCTACTGCGAGGCCTTCGATATGAGCTCTTCAGGACTCAGACCCCATGCGTCGCAGATTTTTGCGATGTCGCTAAGCGCCCATTCCTTTTCGTCGCTGACGCGTTCTCTCACATATGTCTCACCTCTTCCTATTGTCTTTGCAAGTTCCCTGCCTGACATTCTGTGGATTCCCATTTCGGATCTTATGGCCTTGCTCACCTGCCGACCGAATGGGCTTACTTCTATTTTTTTGCTACCCACATCCATCATTATAGCGCGCAATTGCGCGGACATGCGCGCAGGTGAGTTGAAATGCGCGTGTTTTAATTTGACAGTGCGCGCAATTGCGCGCATAATGTGGACTGTCAAGGAGGAAACATGACATACGGAAACATCAACGACATGGCATCGGCGAGGATTCGTGCGGTCATGGCCGCTCAGAATATCCCGGTCGCCAAAGTGGCTGAAGTCTGGCACCAATCAATCGACATGGCCAGCCGACGCATCAATGGCACCGTCGAACTCAAACTCAGCGAAATCGACGCATTCGCCTCCAACACAGGCTACAAGCCAATCGACTTCCTCGCCGACCGATTCGAAATCAAAATGCCGGCGCTCGCCGACGTCGCTTGATTCATGCAGGAAGCAACCATGGAAAAACCACTCATCGACCCAGTGGCGCTCGCCCACGAGATAGCCAAGGAAGCCGTCAGACAGACGGCATACGCGCCGCGCTGGGTCAGTCTCAAACAGGCCAGCGCGATGCTCGGCGGCGTCGACCAGAAGACTCTCCGCAAATGGGCAAGGGCCGGACGCATCAAGATGCGTCAGCCAAGCGGATACCACGGCAAGCTCATGGTCAGCGTCGCCAGCATCGAGGAATTCGATGCCAACGCCGGAACGCGCCGACACTAAGGACAGACAACAATGCGCAAGGAAACCAAGCCGCAAAGCTCATACGCGGTCGCCGTCGTTCGCGACCGCAGTTGTGGAGCCGACGTCCAGGCCGCACGAATCAGCATCATCACCGACGAAAATCACCTCGCCGGCGTGACCATCAGCCGCGCGGCACTCGAATCGCTGCAGTCCAGCATCGGCCGACTGCTGCGCGAGATGGACGAGGAGGAATCATGACCAAGCTCGCACATGTCATCCTCTGCCAGCTCGTCGCCGCCATCTGGATCGCCGCCGTATGGGTGCTGTACTGCACACCGGCATGCACGCATCCAATCGAACACCTCATCGCCGCGCCGATAGCGGTGCTTGTCCCGACGGCCGTCATCATGCGCCGCCTGTGCTCGGATCCCCGCTTCGTCCGATGGCTGGACGAGCTCGAGAAATGAAAGACTTGGGCGGCTCCTCACACATTGCGGCATGGACGTGGTTCGTCATGCGCGGCCATGCCGGAACCGCCCACCCGTCAAGGAAAAGACGTTAAAACCGGCCGGACGGGTCATCTTCTCTCTTCTCCTCCCGTCCGTTCCCGCCGGGGCCCGCGATTGGATGCGGGCGCCATGGATCGGCGTGTTCAGGTCACGCCGGCGGTTGGATGCGCGGTTCGACTCCGCGCCCCGGCACGACATCAATCCAAAGGAGGCAAACGTTGCCAAGCAAAACACCAAGCAGGCCGGAGGGCGAGAAGTGGTTCGAGTGGCCGCTGACGCCGGCCAGCGCCGGCATGACGGCCGCCGAACTGATCGGCGAACTGTACGAGACCATCAGCGCGCTCAACCGCGATCGGGGCTGGAACCTCACCATGGTCGCCCCCGCGCGATTCGGCGATGTCGTCATCGACCGCGAGGCCGGATGCCTCCGCGCGAAATGCGCGTGGAAGGCCAAAGATTCCAGCCAGCTCGGCCCGGAACCGGCCGGATACGTGAGGGGAGCCTGACATGGCCATCGGAGAGACCGTCATCACCATCGTCGGCAACCTCACCGCGGATCCCGAACTGCGCACCACCCAGTCCGGCAAGCAGGTATGCAACGTGACCGTCGCGTCCACGCCACGCATCTTCGACAGGCAGACGAACCAGTGGACTGACGGGCAGGCGCTCTTCCTGCGCTGCACCGCGTGGGGGGATTTCGCCACGCACATCGCCTCATCCCTGTCCAAAGGCATGCGCGTCATCGCCCAAGGCAGACTCACGCAACGCTCATGGCAGGACGAGCAGGGAGCCAACCGCACCGTCATCGAAATGCAACTGGACGAGATCGGGCCAAGCCTGCGGTACGCGACGGCGCAGGTCGCCCGCATCAGCCACCAGGGCGGTCCCGTCTATGGCAACCCCGCCTCGCCGCAGCCGACCGTCAACACCGGCGTCGGCGGCTGGAGCCAACGGCCGCAACAGCCATCGCAGACCCAGCAACCCGCCCAGCCTCCGGCCGATGATCCGTGGAGCGCGCCGGCGTCCGACCAATCGTCATTCGGAGACTTCGGCAAAACCGATCCGGAACCGGAATTTTAAGGAGCAGCAATGAAAGCCAACGAACAACAGGCGCTCATCCCGCAGGAGGCCACGCCCGACACGCTCATCGACCTCATCGGCAAGACCCAGCAGGTCACCAAGGCCGCGGCCGTCGTGCTCAAGGCATGCCGCACCGTCATGGACACCCACACCAAGAAGGAGCACATCGACAAGTGGGGCGGCATCCACGCCATCACCGAAGCCGTGTACGACTGCGCAGACCTCGCTCAGCGCATCCTCGACGCCGGCCTGGCCATGGAGAACATGTGCGCGAAGCCGGCCACGTCACGGCAGATGATCCTCATCGACGACCTGCGCCGCAGTCTCGACATGGACGACGGCGACGTGGAGGCGACCGTCGACCCGGACACCGGCGAAATCTGAACCACAGGAAGGAGAAGAAGAGATGTGGTTCATCATCGACGACCAGATGGCCGACGACAGACGCATCCGCCGCCTGCCTCTCGCCACCGTCGGCCTGTGGGTCAAACTCTGCGTCATCCACTCCAAGGGCATCTCGATGCAGGCCAAGGATCCGGCCGCGTATCCAGGATACTTCGACAAGCTCGATCTCAAGGACGCCGGCGGCACCATGAAGCAGCTGCAGCAGCTCATCGACATGGGGCTCATGGAGGAGCACGGCGGCGGCTGGAGGCCCGTCTACGCCGAAGGCATCTGCAAGGAACCCAAGACGCTCACCGAGGAACAGCGCGAGGCCCGGCGCAAAGCCGGAAGCAAGGGCGGACGGCGTAAGGCCGCCAACCAAAAGGCCAAGCAACCGTCTAGCAACTTGCTAGCAAACAGCCAAGCGAACGGAGAGCAAAACAGTAGCGAGACAGGTAGCGAAACGTCTAGCAACTTGCTAGAGGACAGCCAAGCAAAAACATGGCATAAAACCGATACCGATACCGATATACCCTCTCCGACCCCTCTCGCCGGCATCTCGAAGCAAACCGATACGCCGGACGCCGGCTTCGACCGTTTCGCCGAAGCCTATCCCGGATCCGTCGGCGCGAAAGGCCGCAAGACCGAAACCGAAGCACGAAGCCTGTACGCGGCCATCGCCGGAAACCCCGTCGAACTCGGCCGACTCCAGACCGCGCTCCGCCGCTACAAGCGCGCCGTCAACGACGGCCAAATCCGCTCCGGCCACATTCCACGGCTCAACACATGGCTCCGCGACCAATGGGAAACCTGGGCACCCGAACCAGTCACGCCAACACGCCAGCACAAGCACACCTGGAACTGCGAACACGTCCACCAGCTCATGGATCCACATGAGGACGAATACGACCACACCGGCAGCCTCCGCGACGGGCATCCAAGCGAATGGTGGCAGGCATGCCAGGCATGCGCCGACGAACTCAACCAGCAAGAAACCAGCAAGGAGAACAAGCAATGAGCAACTACCAGAGCAGTGAAATCAAGCTCATCAACACGAGCCTCATCGACCCACACCCGGACAATCCACGAAAGCAGATCGGCGACGTGACCGACCTCGCGGCCAGCATCAAAGCAAACGGCCTGCTCTCACCACTCTCCGTCGTACCCAACGGCGAGCGCTATCGTGTCATCGCCGGCCATCGTCGTCTCGCCGCATGCAAGCAGGCTGGAACCGGAGCCGTGCCGTGTTTCGTGCTTGACTTAGACCCGTTGCAGCAGTTGGAGGCCATGGTCACCGAGAACTGCCAGCGCGAACAGCTCACCGTGTTGGAGGAGGCCGACGCCATCCAGGGCATGCTCGACCTCGGAGCCACCACCGCTGCCGTCGCGCACAGGCTCGGCCGAAGCGCCGATTATGTGCGTGACAGAGCGAAGGCGGCGAGCATCAAGGCGGACGTCAGGAAGACGCGCGACGACTTCGACCAGCTCACCATCGGCCAACTCATGGCCATCGCACGATACGACGGCCAGCCGGACCGTCAGGAACGCCTCGCGCAGGCGGCGGGCACCAGCAACTTCGACTACATCCTCCACAACATCGAAGTGGATGATCGCCGGAGCCAGTGGTTCGCCGATGTCTCCGCGCTCCTCGCCACCGGCACCACCGGTCTCAACGTCATCGAGGATCCCGGAGAGACCTTCTCGGATTCCGAATGGCGTTACGCCGGCGCCATCTTCCCCGCCGCGGGCACTCCGGAAGAGACCATCGAAGAGCTCCGCAAGCAGAATCCAGACGCGGTCTCCGTCCATGAAGCGACGCAGACGATATACCTCTGGGATCGTCGTGATGCGGCCGCCGAAGCCGAAAAGGAAGCCCGGCGAGCCGCCGAACAGGCCGAACGCGACGTCCGACAGCACGTGCTCGAGGAATACGCCGCCACGTCGGCCGGCAAGCGCATGGCATGGCTCCACGGCCATCTCCATGCAATCAAGCGCGCCAAGCTCATCGAGACCACGGCAAGGCTCGGGCTCCTGCAGATAATCGACCCGGACCCGACCGGCTTCACCAAAGACCTATACACCTGGAACGACGCCGCATGCGCCCAGGAACAGTTCGCCACCATCGCCGGCATCAAACCGGAACAGGCGCTCGCGGAACTCCACACGCACCTCGACTCACCGGACTGGCCGACATACGCGGTCATGATCCTCACCGCCAGAATCGAATGGTTCATCAGCCCAAACGACTGGGACTGGAGTGGCAACGACAACGTCAGCCGCCGCATCCCCGGCTATTACCTGATCCTCCAAGACCTCGGCTATGAGCCATCCGACGACGAGACCGAACACCTCGACCAGCTTGTTGCCGCCATCACGGAAGAAGACGAGGAGGAAGACGAATGACCAAGGAACAGATCAACAGACTCGCCCAACTCATCACCGACACCGCGGAAACCGCGGCGAACATCGAACTCCAGGCGCTCGCCGGCGGCAAGGCCGGTAACAACATCGCCGCGATGGCCTCTGGACTGAGAACCAACTGCACCTCATGTCTGGTGCTGGTCAACGGCCTGATGCAGGAAGGAGCGCGTTGTGAGTGAGTTTGCTGATTCGAAGCGTGCCGCTTTGGAGCGGCAGGGTTGGCATTGCCTGCGGTGTGGGACGAACATCCATGACCCGTCATGCTGGCCTGGACGCAGTGGCCATCACCGTCAACTGCGGCGTGCGGCGGATCCGGATGTGAGGCACAGTCCGGCCAACATCATCGAGCTGTGCGGCTCGGGCACGACCGGCTGCCATGGGTGGGTCCACCAGCATGTGGCTGAGGCCGAACGCCTCGGGCTGATCGTCCCGCTCGGCATAGATCCTCTCTCCACCCCAGTGCGCGACTGGCAGGGGAGATGGCTCTGGCTCAACCAGGACGGCACGGCCACGCCATTGACCATGCGCGAAACATTGACAATTCAAACGGAAGGAATGACAAATGCACGAGAATAACGGCAAACCGGAGGCGCTGCTGTGGATCGACTTTGAGACCACGGGCGTGGACAGGCGCAAAAGCCTGCCATTGGAGATCGGCATGGAATGCACCGACATGCTGGGCGAACAAAAGTTCGGATCATTGTCCCGCATCATCCGCCCGGACAGACTCGACCTCCTGTCCATGAGCCCCGTCGCCTTCTCCATGCACGCCGACAACGGCCTGCTGTTCGAACTCATGGGAGGCTCCGTGCGCAATGACAGCATGGCCGTCGTGGCCAACGCCGTGGAGGAATTCCTCGACTCGCTCTCCCAGCGCTTCTCCCTCGTCCCCGCGGGGACCAACGTGGACTTCGACCTTGACTTCCTCCGCCGACTCAACCTCAACCCCGACGCGTGGCTCACCTACCGCAAATACGACATGGCCACCATCCGCCGACTCGTCACCGTGCTCGGCGCCCCGGATCCATACCAGGGCGACAGCGGCCCGCACCGGGTGAAATCCTGCATCGCACGCGACATCAAAGACTACAAGGCCATGCTCGAGACACTCGCCGTCAAGACGGGAGCCGACAAGTGAGAAAGACCATCAGCCACCTCGCCGACCGGCTCGGAGACGCCATGGCCACGCTGTTCACCCTCCTCGCGCTGCTGCTCATCCCGCACGCCGTCATCAGGGCGATCATCGGACAGGCGCTCCACCAGTGGACACCAATCACGTGGCTCGCCATCCACACCGCACTGACCATCGCGGCGCTCGCCACAAGCCTCGCCAGCTACGCGCTCGCCGCACTGCTCGCACCGCCAAGACCGGAGACCTACCAATGATGACCGAAGACCAGCAATGCCAGCTCGTCATCAGCCTCGACACGCAATACGCCGTCGCGCACGCCATCTACAACCGATTCCACGCCAACGGCCACCGCAAACACCTCACATGGGAAAACCTCGACGACGACGGCCGCGAACCATGGCGGCTGATAGCCAAGGACGCGATCACCGAGATGCTGGCCAGCCCGGAGATCGGAGGAACGGCATGAGCCACACCGCGATAATCCTCCTGGCGCTCGCCTTCCTGATCGGCTGGATGGGTGGCCGGGAATGAGCGTCATCGTCCCATTGCACAAGTGGCGGTCGGCCGATCCGGCCATCCTGATCGGCCGCCGCTGCATCGCCCGCACCGACCAGGACGTCGTCATCGACGGCCGGCTCGAACTCATCCGCCGGCCGGACGGCACCGCCAGCCTCCGATTCCAAGGCATATGCCTGGACATCATCGACCACGATCCGAACACATGTTCCAACAGCATGGGCAACGGCATACGAAGCCTCGCCATCTACGGAAAGGAATGAAAGACAATGGGCCACCTGAAAGAGACACGACTACGCAAATGGCGCAAACCAGTGCCATGCCCGACCTGCGGCAGCCGAAACATCAGATTCGACCGGATTGCCTGGGCCGTCAACCGGAAAACATCTGTCATACGACAGATATGGGCATGCTCATGCGAACGCCACGGCATCCTCATCCTCACCAGCCACGACGACCTCAAGGAGGCCATACGCGCATGGAACACGGAAGCCACCAGACAAGGAAGGAAACACTCGAAATGAGAAAACGCAAGCCACTCGCGCTCGCCGGCATCGGCGTGGCCGCCATCATCACGTTCCTGCTCACGCCGGTATTCCTCCTCGCGCTCGCAGGATGCGGGAGCGCGTCCGAGACGTTGACCCCGGCCCACGCCATCGCTGCCACCGGCACCACATGCTCCAAAATGTCCAGCGACGACATCAAGGAATGCATTGTCACACTGTCCGACACGAGGAAAGTGGACTGCGTCGTCCACTCGGGCTACAAGCAGGGCGGCCTGTCCTGCGACTGGAGCCATGTGAGCGGAGCCGACAAGGAGCCGGCAAGATGAGCTACCGGGAAATCCATGAGCTGTTCGTCGTCTGCGACGAGTGCCATACAAGCCTTTCCGTCGATGACGCGACCTACGAGGACGCCGACAACGAGGCCGTCGACCACGGCTGGCAATGTGACGGGCTCCAAGGCAGGCACTACTGTCCGCTCCACTGGCACGTCGAATGCCATGACTGCGACATCACCGACAGTGGAGCGCCTGGCGAACTGGAAGCCGATGGGTGGCACATCGACCGAGATTATCCATGCGACAGCCTCTGTCCGAACCACCGTCATCTCTCATGCCGTGAATGCCGCAAGTGGGACGTCGGACCGCTGCATCGGCTCGAATACGAGGGATGGCAAGTCAATTCCATCGACCCCAACGCCAGCCTTTGCCCGGAATGCGCCAAAACCAAGAAGGAAACAAAATGAGAAACAGCGACGCAAACATCGCCATCGACGTGCTCAACAAACTCATCGCCCAGGAACTCGAGGCCGCGAACGCCGGAATGCGTTTTGGCAATCGACCCCTCGAGGAAAGCGCGTCGATTCGATACCATGCCTACCTCACCGCCAGGGATGAGATCAGGAAGGCGCTCGCCGATGCCGTGGAGGAGCGTGATGCTCGGAACCCGTTCCAGTGTCAGCGTGATGAGTTGGTCACGCAGGATATGCACACTTGCGATCTGTGTGGCAGGCGGGTGTCCAGTCCGGTCTATGCCCTGCATCTTGCCTATATGGATCAGGCGAAGACCGCTTCGGAGGTGTGTGCCGACTGCATGTGGCGGATGAAGTTCCAGCCGGTGAGGGCCATTTCGTTGGACATGTACCGGCTGTTCGAAAGGTGGCTGGACGAGCAGAAGGAGACGGAGCAGTGAGTTGGAAATTTAAGGTAGTGCCGCTCACATACACGACCGACAGGGACGCATGGACGCTCACGCTGAACAACGCCGGAACGCTCGAAAGCCTGCTTTCCGAGGGGTGGAGTGTGGTGCGGACCGACGTGCTGCCTGGACTCAATGGGAAAGGCGAGTACAAGGTGCCGCCGAACACATGCTTCGAACCGTCACTGCCGCCGACGCTCGTCTACATCCTCGGTAAGGAGGCGGAATGATGCACGGCATCAGTCGTAACAAACGGCGCTCGCCGCATGCATGCCGTAGCGCGGTCGGGATATTCATCTGCGCGAGCAACGGCATAGGTCCGGCGCAATACGAGGACAGCCTGCGCAGGATAGAGCATTGCGTCATCTGCGGCAGGTGGTGGAAGCTATACGCCGCGTCCTCACATCTGACCATCTGGACCGAACTGCCCGAATGGGTGGTGTGGCTGCTGCGACACAAGACCTGGAAGACCATGCACAATCAAAAGAGGAAGGAAACGAAATGAGTGAGGAAACACTAGACCCGCCACTGCCGCCGATCGACGCGCGCACCGAAGCCGTCGCCGAACGTCTGTTCGGGCTCAAATGGGCGCTCCGCAAGGACTCCACCGAAATCATCCACGAGGAATGGCGGACCGCATCCGAATGGATCCGCGACGGATACCTGCGCCAAGCCATCGAAGTGCTCGCCGCAGCCGACCAAGCGGAACCCGCGAGCGCCAAGGTCTCCGGCTACAAGGACCGCATGCGTGTCGAATACCGGGAGCTGACCGCCCGCGCCGGCAGACTCAGAGACATGCTGCAGCGGTACGCGGATGGCACGCTCGACTTCGAGCCCACCTGCCCGATCACTCTGCTGAGCAGGCAGCTCGACGTCATGGACGAATACGCTCTCATCCTCCGCAGGCGCGCCAACATCGAGCACATCAGCCTCGGCTACCAGCGCATCGACATGGCCGCCAGGGACACCCGATGAGCGACACGTCCGACCGTATCCGCGCCGTCATCCAATGCGTCACAGGCCTGCCAGCCGACCCCACAAACGAACCAACAAAGGAGAACAAGCAATGAGCAACGACATCGACAAAAGCGTAAACCGTCTCAACGCAGCCGAAACCATCCGCCGCCAGGCCATCGCACTGCAGAAACACATCAGCGAAGCGCTCGCCGGCCTCCAAACCCTCAGCGGCAGCGAGGACATCCAGATCAGCCACGCGCTCACCATGGCCACCGTCCAAGCATCCAAGGCACTCAAACAGGCGCACCTGATGCAGGACTCGGCCGACATGCTCGATCAGGCCGACCAGCGAGACGAGGAGAACAACATCAGCCGCATGCTCATCAGCAAGATTGCCCAGCAAGGCGAATAAAAAGAGAGGCCCCGCCAAGCCGGACGGAACCTCCAAGAAACCAACCACCATTCTAGCCGGAAGCGGGAGCACTCATGAACAAATGCCAACAATGCGGCGAACCAGCACAAACCACCCTCTGCAAAACCTGCGCCAAACACATGCGCCGACAGGCCAGCAGCCTCGCCAAAACCATTCCGGAACTCCGCGCGCTCGCCGAACGCAAGGCGCACATCGGCGAGCGCGGTGGTGGCGTTCGTGGTGGTGAGCCTGGGTTGCCGGTGAGTGTGCATTGGCTGGAGGTGTATGAGGAGGCGGCCCGCTTGATGCTTCGGCTGGCGGGTTGCGTGGATCTCAAGTGGATGCTGTTGCCGGTCGAGGGGTGGCGGCCGGCGTATCGGGCGGTGTGCAGGTCGTGGTCGCGTGTGGTGTGTTCGCCGTCGGCCGGCGAGCTGGCCGATCGGCTGGACAGGATGCTCAGGCGCGTCGACCGGCTTTCCACGCCTTCGGACGGCAGGGTGACTGTCGTGCAATGCCCGGACTGTTCGACGTCGCTGGCCGTGCCGCAGGGCATGCGTGATGGCTGGTGTCCTGAGTGTGGCGAGCGTTTGGACTTGGACATGCTGGTGGCCGGCAGACTGGGGGAGGCTGGACAGGCGGTTATGACGTGTTCGCCCGCCGAGGCGGCCGACTGGCTGACCGACCGTGCCGGACTGCGCACCACGCGCAAGCAGGTGTCCAACTGGCTGACTCGTGGCAGGCTGTCGAAGGCACGGCGGATCGGCCGTGGCATGTGGGAATTCAATCAAGCCGAGCTGGTCGACACGCGACTTGCGCAAGAGGGTGAGTCCATGTAATCTGTAAAAGATGCACCATGCCCGAAGGGTCTGGTGCTTTTCTTTTACCAATGCTTATAATCGTTGCTGTCCGGCGTGGAGCCACTAGCAACCCTTGGAGCCGTCGCACCGAAGGACGTCGACCATGGCGGCGACACCCGTCGCGTCGGTGGCCCATGAATCGGGGGTGGCCAGCTGGGGGACCTTCGCGGGAGACGTACCCCAGACATGCCGGGCCTCCGATGGGGGATTTGATGTACAAGGTATGCTCCACCTCCGGCTGCCCGCACCTGGTATCCTCCGGCTCCCTGTGTGACGAGTGCAGGAAAGCCAAGGACAAGCGCCGCTCGCGCGGCCGCAATCCATACACCTCGAAGGCGCATCGTCTCGCACGAGCCCGTGTGCTGGCGAGGGACCCGCGATGCGTCTGCCCTGGTGACGGACCCGACGGATGCGGCAGGCACCATGGCCTGTGCGGCGCCCCCAGCACCATCGCCGACCATTGGCCGCTCGAACGCGTCGAACTCGTCGAAGCCGGACTGGACCCCAACGATCCGGCGCGCATGCGCGGCCTGTGCAAGCGTTGCCACGACAGCAAGACGGCAAGGACGAAACCTTCAGGCTTCAACGGTCGAAGCCTTCGCTGATTCATCTCATCTGCTGCGCGCATGCGGTACGTCGAGCCAAGCCGACGACGTCCGGCGCGCGCCGCAAGCGTGAGGCGAAGCGGAAAACGAAAAGCGATCAAGTCTTTTTCAATTCGGTTCGCGGCCCGCCGCGAAGACGAACGCGCGGTATTGGAAAACGTTGGAAAATCAACGAAAACAAACCGGCGAAACACCCACGGGGGTACCCCCTAACGGATTGGCGGCCGGAACCGCCGGAGAGCTGTCTCCGAGGTGCGGAGGGTTCAAAAGTTTCAGAGGGGGTCGGGCGAAAGGCCCGGCCGCCCGCAGCGAAGGAACGGCGCGAGGCCGTCCGACGATGGAGGAGACATGCCAAGAGGAGGAAAACGCGTCAGATCCGGTCCGATGCCCGATCCGTCGAGCGGTGCGAGCGAACGCAGGGGATACACCCTGCGCAGCCTGCCGAACACCGAATACAAAGGCAGGCCGCCGAAGTTCCCGCTGCCGCCTTATGTGCTCCGTGATTTCGACAAGGAGTCGCAGGAATGGGTCGAGGACAGGGCCGGTTCGGAGTCCTGGAACAATCGGGAGGCCGAACTGTGGAAGCAATTGTGGCGTCTGCCGCAGGCGCGCGCATGGAAACAGCCGCAGCTGAAGTACCTGCACTACCAGATTGCCTCGTATGTCCGCGAATGCGTGGTGTGCGAGAGCCCGTCGGCGAAGGCGGCCGACGTGGCCGTGAAGATCCGGCTCGAGGACCGCATCGGCCTGTCGGAGGCCGGATTGCAGGCGCTCGGCTGGAAGATCTCCGAGGACAACGTCGACATGGCCGCCCACGAGGTGCCCGCCACGGACGCGGAGGCGTCCGAGAGCGGCATGGACACCAAGATCGTCCAGTTCCCACGACGCCTGAGGGCGTGACATGGCCGACGATTGGATCATCGACTTCCCGACGCTCGCAGACCTGCAGGATGCGTGGGTTCGGCGGCATGTGCGCCAGCCCGACGGCATCCTCCGCGGCAAGCCATTCTGCTGGTCCGATTGGCAGTTCTGGTACGCCGCGCACCGCTGGAGGGTGCGCGAGGACGCGGAATTCATCCCGCCCGAAGAGGTCACGGTGGACAATCCGCTCGTCCTCAACCAGGCCTTCCAATATCGTCTGACCGGCTGCATTGGCCCGCAGAAGACCGGCAAGGGGCCGACCGAGGCCTCATGCGCGATACTCGAGGCCTGCGGGCCCGTCGTGTTCGCCGGTTGGGCGAAGCCCGGCGACGTGTACCGATGCTCCGACAACGGCTGCCCCTGCGGATGGGTCTACCACTACAATCCGGGCGAACCGAAGGGCATGCGCCACCCTTCGCCACTCATCCAGCTGACCGCGAACTCCGAGGACCAGGTGCGCAACGCCTACCGTCCATTGGTCGCCATGATCAGGCTTGGTCCGTTGAAGCAGCTGCTCAAGGTGCGCGAGGGCTTCATCCGCATCCTGCGCCCCGGAATCAACTTGGATGATGACGATCTGGACCTTGACCGCATCGACGTGGTGACCGCATCGGCCACCAGCCGTCTGGGCAATCCGATCTCGGACGCCGAACAGGACGAGGCCGGCTTGTACACCAAGTCGAACGGCATGCTCGACGTGGCCGACACCCAACGCCGTGGCGCCGCCGGCATGGGCGGCAGGACGCACTTCTGGACCAACGCCTACGACCCCGGCGAGAACTCGTACGCCCAACAGCAATTCGAGACATCGGCATCGGATGTGTGGATCTTCTACCGCAACCCCGACCTGAATCCCGATTTGCGCCACAAGGACGGTACGCCATACAGCTTCAACAACCGGCGCGAACGCCGCAAGATCCTCGAATGGGTGTACGCCGGCAGCCCGTGGGTGCCCTTGGATTCCGTCGAGGCGGAGGCCGAGGCGCTCATGGAGAAGGACCCGGCACAGGCCGAGCGCTTTTTCGGCAACCGAATGGTGCAGGGAGGCGGCGCATGGCTCGAGGACGGACTATGGGAGAGCTGCTATGCGGGACAATAGACCACTCAACAAATCAAGGATGCGGACGATGAGGCAATACAATCTTCCGCTGCTGCAAAAGGTGCGGACGGTTGGCAGATACGACATGCCAATGCTTGCAAAACAGGACGTCACCACCCCTGACACGTTGATGGGCTTCAATTACGCGACCGGCAAAAAGACAGTCAAGCATTGCGGAATCCATTTCTTCATCGATGACTACCAGTTCCAGAGAGTCTGGAACCAGCCGGACAGATACATCGCACCGCTCAAACGCTTCCAGTGTGTGCTGACGCCTGATTTCAGCACATACATGGACATGCCGGAAGCGATGAAGATCTATAACGTCTTCCGAAGCCGTCTGATCGGAGCATACTGGCAGTCCTGCGGGCTGAAAGTCATCCCAACGCTTCAATGGGCTGGCCCAGAATCGTTCTCTTACTGCTTTTCAGGCATTCCAAACAACTCCACCGTCGCGGTAAGCACTGTCGGAGCGAATGACAATCCGACGGCAGAGCTCTATTGGCGGCTCGGCATGCGGTACGCGATCGACAGGCTTGAACCGGAAAAGATTCTCCTCTACGGAGATGCCATTCCGTTTTTCGACTTCGGTGGCGCCGAAGTCGTCGCATACGAAAACAGCAATGTGGAAAGGATGAAAAAATGGGCGGAAGAGGATCAAGCTCGGGCGCAGGCCGTGGCGGACATGGCGGCGGAGGGGGAGGCTCTGCCACCGACCTCTCATCCGTAAGCGACTCGGATCTCACCAAGATGATGCGCGATGCGGGAAGCCGCATGGACGCCGCATCGGAAATCATGCAGAGAACCGCGCACGGAGCCACGCAATACAACCAGCGCATGCCGGAAAGCGTGTTCCCGGAGGCAACCAAGGCGAACTACGACAAATACCAAGCGGCTTCCAAGGCATTCCACACCGCCAGAGCACAGCGCGACAGAATCTCCGACGAACAGATCCGACGCCAACCAAAATCAAGCGGCACAAGCCGCGCATTCGTCAATTCCTTCGGCGAAGCGACGACAAGGGAGATCACAAACCAGAACTACCAGCGCTCGCAGAAGAGTTTGTCGAAATCGGTCTTGAGGAACATGGGATACTAGCATGTCCGAGCATGAGCTTTGGCTTGAGAACCCGCCGAAAGGCACAGAGGTGTGCCTCGGCTTCGACGGCTCCGAGAACGACGACTGGACATGCATCAAGGCGGAAACCCGTGAGGGCTTCATCTTCACTCCGCGCTATGGCGCGGATCGTCGTCCGACGATCTGGAATCCGAAGACGTGGGGCGGGCGCATCCCGCGCGGCGAGGTCAACGCCGCCATGGACGAGCTCAACGACCGGTACAAGATAATTCGCGCCTACTGCGACCCAGGATTCCGCGACGAGGTGTCGTGGGAATCGCAGATCGAGGCATGGGACTCCCAATACGGGCCGAAGAAATTCATCCCCTGGTCGATGAGCGGTTCGAGCCGTATCACCGCCGTATGGGAGGCGTTGAAACGCTTCGAATCCGACCTCGAACACTACGCCATCACCCAGGACGGGTGTCCGATCACCATCACGCACATGCGCAACGCAAGACGCTTCGCCAAATCCGGTGAACGCTACGGGCTGGGCAAGCCGAAGCAGACGCGGAAAATCGATGCGGCGGTGACGTGCGTGCTGGCGCATGAGGCGGCATGTGATGCACGTGCCGCCGGTTGGGGCAGGAAACGCAAGGCGTACCTGCTGACTGGTTCTACTACGAGGGGGTTCTAAATGATTCGTACCGCCGATGACGTGAATCGCATGGCGAATCTTCTCGCCTTGAAGATCGAGAACCGTCGGCCGGGCATCAGGAAGCATACGGATTACGTGCGTGGCAAGCGCGGCACACTGAAATTCGCGTCCGACGAATTCAAACGCTACATGGCGGACCGGTTCTCAGGTTTCGCCGACAACTGGTGTCTGCCTGTGGCGCAGGCGCCGGTCGAACGCATCCACTTCAAGGGCTTCATCCCATATGACGACCGCGAATTGGATTCGCACGTGATGCGCGTGTGGGAGCGCAACGACTGCGACCGCAAGCTGCAGGAGAGCGCGCTGATGATGACCACGACCGGACGTGCTTTCGGCCTGGTCACGTCGATGCCGGACGGCAGGGCGCGCATCAGCTTCGAGCATCCGGACAGCGCGGCAGTGCACTATGATCCGCTCACCGGCGAGGTCGATGCCGGGCTGCTGGTCCGATACGACGAGGAGCACGAGTTCGGCACGCTGCTGCTGCCGGACATGGTCTTCGACGTGGTGCGCGTGCGTGCAGGCGGGGACGACGAGCGTAACCGTCTGCCGCCCGGCGTGGAGGGCTGGCGGTTCGTGCCGGATTCGGCGCGCGAGAATCCTCTCGGCCGAGTTCCGCTGGTCGAATTCCGCAATCAGATGCTCCTGGATGACCTGCCGATCAGTGATGTGGAGCAGGTCGAATCGATGCAGGACGCCGTCAACGTCTGCTGGGCCTACACGCTCAACGCCCTGGACTTCGCGTCCATGCCTGCGAGGGTGATACTCGGCGGCGACTCCCTGTCCGAGCCGGTCTTCGACAAGGCGACCGGAGAGCAGGTCGGTGAACGCCCCGTGAACCTCGACAAGCAGGTCATGGAGCGCATCATGCAGATCACCGGCGACAACGTGTCGATCGGCGAATGGACAGCCAGCAACCTGCAGGCTTTCCTGCCGATCATCCAGAAGGCCGTCGAGCACATCGCGGCCGAGACACGCACGCCCGGCCACTACCTGCTGACGAATGCGGAGGTGCCGGCCACCGGCTACGAGGTCGCCGAAGCCGGCCTCGTGTCGAAGACATTGGAGCGCATCAGCTTCATGCGTCAGCCGGTGCGCGAATTGTGCGTGATGGCCATGATGCTCGAGGACGATGAGGAATCAGCCCGCATCCTCGAGGATTCAAAGGTCGTGTTCGCCACACCGCAATACCGGTCCGAGGCCCTCATGGCCGACGCGATGCTCAAATACAAGAAGCTCGGATACCCGTTGCAGTGGATCGCCGAGCAGATGGGTCAGAGTCCGGAGGACATCAAGCGCATCATGCGCATGGTGGATGACGAGAATCACGATCCGGAGATGGCGGAGATAGCCCGCAGCCTGCAGGTCGGAGGTGCATCTGATGACGGTGACGCTGGAGAGCCTGTCGGACAGTCGGCACACTCTGGCCAGACTGTGCCTGCTGGCCGTGAGGGCGGCGGACAAAACGTGGAAGGGCGTGGATCCGAGGCGGGTGCGTGACAGCTGGAATCGGACAAACGCCGATTTCCTTACGCTCTTCGCCACACTGCAGACCCGCGCCGCGAGCGACGCGATGGACTCGTCCACGTTGATGCTCGCCGAACAGGGCGACTACGTGCGCCCTGACGGTATTGCGAATCCCCTCGCCTTCGGGACGGGTTTCGCGCCGAGCGGCATCGACCTCGAATCATATTTCGATATCCCGGTGACGCGCACTTTGTCGGCCATCAAGTCAGGCATGGGCGAATCCGATGCCATGACGGCAGGTCGTGCGACGCTTCGCCAGATGGCCATGCAGGCCCTCGAGGACACTTCAATCAGCGCGATGGGCGTCAGCATCACGCAACGTGCCGGCGTCGGCTATGTGCGAGTCGAATCACCCGACTGCTGCCCAAGATGCGCCATCCTCGCCGGAAAATACTTCCGGCACAACAACGACTTCCTTCGTCATCCGAAATGCCACGGCCGCACCATACCCTGCAAAGGCAAGGAAAAGGCCGAGAAACAAGGCTGGATCACATCGCCGATGGACCGCTTCAACAACATGAGCGAAGAGGAGCAGGACAAGGTCTTCGGGCATGCCGACGCGCAGGCAATCAGAGACGGCGCCGACATCTACCAGGTCGTCAACGCGCATCGAGGCATGCGGCCGGTCGGACGCGGCAACATCGGCATGGCCACGTCCGAAGGCACCAGCCGCTACGGGTGGAGCCGCATGATCCGCAAATACGAATACGGCCAACGCCAGAGGCGCAGGCTCACGCCGGAGGGCATCTACAGCTTCAACCTGCCGCGCGAGCAGACCATCGAACTTCTGAAGCGCGAGGGATACATCCTGCCCGACAAGTGGCGTGAGCAGGTGCCGGAGCTTCGCCGCAGCCAATGGCTGCACGACAACGGATACCGCCAGGGACGGCATGAGGAGCTGACCGCGGCGCAGAAGCGTCTGCTCAATGCGCGGCTCCGCTACGAGGCCGCATTGGACGGCCACAATCCCTACCAGCCCGGCAAACCGGTCACGCCTGACGTGCTGGCGAAGGCCGAGAACTCGTATCGCCGCTGGCTTTCCAGCAACGGCGAAAAATACACCGAATGAAAGGAAACACTATGTCCGATGGACAACAGCAGGATCCGAACACCAACGATCCGGGCGCGCAGGAGCCACCCGTCGACTGGCACGACAAGTTCCTAGGCCAGAAAAAGGTCAACAACGACCTCGAGGCGAAGCTCAAGACCGCCTACGAGAAGGCCGACCGCGTGGACGACCTGGAGAAGCAGGTCGCTGACTGGGAGAAGCGCGGCAAGGAATTCGAATCCGCGCAGGCCACGATAGCCGGACTGCAGAAGCAGGTGCTCCAGGCGAATGTCACCGCCGCGGCCACCGGCAAGCTCATCAATCCGGGAGACGCATTGAAGCTTATCGATTTCTCCGACCTGACCGCGGACGATCAGGGAGGATACGACCAGAAGGCGATTTCCAAGAAAATCGACGATCTGGTCACGGTACACCCGTATCTCGCGCAAGGCGGGAACAAGGCTGGCCTGGCGGGAATCATCCCACCGTCAGGCGCCCGTGATGGCGATCATCAGGCGGGACAGCTTACCAGGGACGATCTGAAGAACATGACCCCGAAGCAGATCGAGGAGGCGCGCCGCAAGGGCCGTCTGGATGACCTGCTCGCAGGCCGCAGCAAGTAAGGAGGCCACCAGCAATGGCAATCACCAATTTCATCCCCGAGGTATGGTCCGCCGCCATCCTCGAAGCCCTGCGCGCGAAGCTCGTCTTCCCGAGCCTGTGCAACCGCGATTACGAGGGCGACATCCGTGAGGCCGGTGACACCGTGCACATCACCGGATACGACGACGTGACCGTGCGCAAGTACGTCCGCGGCCAGGCGATCACCGTCGACGATGTCAATGACAAGGAAGCAGCCGTTCTTGAAATCAATCAGTCCGACTATTTCGCCTTCAAGGTCAACGACCTCAACAAGGCTCAGGCCAAGGCGGACATGACTGGAAAGTTCACCAATTCCGCCGCCTACAACATGATGAAGAACGTGGAGAACTACATCTCTAATCTCATGGACACTGCCGTCAGCACGCCGGCGAAGACCGTGGCCGTCGGCACCCCCGCCGACGCGTATCTCGCCGTCGTGGAAGCCGGACGGAAGCTGGATGTTCAAAACGTGCCCGACGAGGGACGCTGGCTCGTCGTCAGCCCCGACTTCTACGCCTTGCTGCTGCAGGACTCCCGCTTCATCGAAGGCACCGAAGCAGGCCATAATACGCTGCTCAACGGCGTGGTCGGCCAGGTGCGCGGCTTCACTGTCGTGAAGTCCAACAATGTGCCGCACAAGTCCGCCAGCCCGGACACACAGTCCATCCTCGCAGGCACGAACGCCGCCGTGACCTTCGCGCAGCAGGTCAGCAACGTCGAGGCTATGCGCATGCAGACCGACTTCGCCGACATGGTCCGCGGCCTCGACCTGTACGGCGCCAAGGTCATCCGCCCCGAGTGCCTGACCAAGATTACCCTGAACCTCTCCACCACCACCGGTCGTTCCCTGCAGGATGCGCAGACCCCTGTCGTGAGCGGTACCACCGCAGACAGCGACGGTGAAGAGGATGCTGCTGCAGGCAAGAAGAGCGGCAAGTAGTCGAGTCCGATGATCGGAGGCTGAAATGACCGCACTGGCCACCTTGGACGACCTGAAACATAACGGCATCGAAGTGACCGATGAGCAGACGGCAACCAGTCTGCTCGACTCGGTCTCCGAAGCCGTCCGCTCGGCCGCCGGCTGTCCGATCACCCTCGGCGAATGGACCGTCGACATCCCCGGAGAACAGTCCAGGAAACTCGACCTGCCATGCAGGGCCGTCAGAAGCGTTTCCAAAGTGCTCATCGACGGCAAGACCGTCGACGACTGGCGGCTCCTCGGATCCGCACTCTACCGCGAAGAGCCGTGGAGCCCCTTCGGACGCATCCCGTCGGTCGTGACCGTCACCTTCACAGGCGGCTGGAATCCGATACCCGCCGATATCGTCAGACTCGTCTGCTCGTACGTCGCAGCCGGACTCCACCAGCTCGAGGACGGAGGCCCCGGCGCCCACGTCGGCGTCAGCTACGAACGCGTCGACGACGCACAGGTCGGATACGCGCAAGGCGATGCCGCCCAAATCGATGCGACCGAACTGCCGGAAGCGACCAGACGCAGCCTGCGCAACCGCTTCGGCGCGAACGTCTCTTCGATAGGGGTGTTCCGATGAGAATCAGCGCATCATTCCTCTCCAAGGCCCGCCGTGACGCGGAAGGCCTCATGACCGACCAGTGCACGGTAACCCGCCCAGGCGAGTCCACCACGGATCCGGACACGGGACTGCCGGACACCGGCACGGAGCAGGTGTACCAGGGCAAGTGCAAGGTGCAGACCTCGGGCGGTCTCGCCAGCGAGCAGACGGAGGGTAGTGCGGCGCAGGCCATGGGCGCTGTAAGTCTCGTCTGGTCGCTGTATGTGCATTTCCCTTACGACACGTCCGGCCTGCGTGCCGGTGACGTGGTGGAGGTCACGGATTCCGCGAATCCGCTGCTTTCCGGCCGACGGTTCCGGCTCGTCTCCCCGCAATCGGAGAAGAGCCATGTCACCGCCTGCCGCTGGAATGTGAAGGAGGACGCATGAGTCTTGTGAACGTGGACGCGAGCCAGCTGAAAGCCTTCGGAACCACTCTCGCAGGCGGTGCCACCGTGCGTCGTGCATTGGTGTCCGCCGCAGTGAAGAAGGGCGCGCAGAACGTCAAGGAAAGCATCGAGGGCGATCTGAAAACGTCCCGGAACGCCGCCTTCCGGCGCATCGGCATCCATTACACGATGCAGACCGTCGGAGCGTCGGGCATCGCCGCCGACATCAGCCCTACAAAGGGCGGTGCGGGCAGTCTGGCCAACATCGCCTTCTTCGGCACCGCCAAGGGCGGTGGAAGCCACCGCTTCTACGAACACGCCGAAGAGGAATTGCCGTCGCTTGCAAGGCATGTGGCGCAGGCGGGGACGGAGGGATTCGCATGACCTCGATCATGACCCTGACCGGCACCATCCTCGACCACATCCCGCAGCCGACCAAAGGTTGGACTGTGTACCGGCAGACAGCGCCGAAGCCGACGGACAAGCCGCCGTGGATCATCGAGACGGTGACCACCAACGGCCACCTCGTCGGAGAGACGCAACGCCCTCATTGCGGCATCGGCACTCTGCTGGTGCGCATTGTGAGCACCACCACCGATTCCGTCAACGTGCTGGCCGATGACCTCATGATTCCAGCCTTGGCCGGCAAACGGTTCGTCGCGCAGGGCTTCGACACCGGCTGTCTGACCCTGTTCTCCGATTCCGGCGCATATGCGGCCGGACTCACCGCAGAGGACACGAGCCTGCTCTATCAGGTGCGCCTATTGACTTTCAAATTCAACTGGTCACGCATGTGACCCAATATTTATAAGGAGGAGTCATGGTTTTGACTCTTGGAACTGAAGTTCCTTCCACACCGGCGGACGGTCTGGTCAACACGATCTGGGTGCCGTCCATCAAAAACATCCAGAAGCCGACCGCTGCGGAGATCGGCGTCGGCACCGACCTGAGCAACTACGTCACCCTTGGCGGCTGGTCGTGCTCGCCGTCGCAGGATTCCATCTCCGACCAGCGCGAGAACAGCGCGCAGGATTATGAAAATCCCGGACGCAAGAAGATCAGCGGTCCAAGCATCGAGGTCATCGACAACACCAACACTTCGCATTCCACGCAGAACATGGCGATGGAGACGTTGACCGAGGGGGCGGAAGGCTACTTCGTGCGACGCTACGGCAAGCCGACCGACAACACCTTCACAGCCGGAGACGTGGTGAACGTCTACTCGGTCCGCATCGGCATGAGCGCCAAGGTGGCGATCGCCGCGAACAGCGTGCTGCGCAGCAAGGTCAATTTCTCCGTTCGCGCTCCCGGTTGGGCCGAGAACGTGAAGGTGGTCTGATTCATTCTTCCCGCATCGGACTTTCGTTCCTTTCGCCGGTGCGGGATACTCTTTTTTTCTCTTTTCCGGCAAAGGGACATGAATATTAGAGTGAAGGAACACATATGCTTAAAGTCACCAGGCGTACGCGTGAGGTCGATATTATCCTCAACCAGCAGATCGCCGAGGACATTGCGCGATTGGGCGATACGCTGGCCGAGGAGACCACGCGCGAACAGATTACGGAGGCCGGTACGAACCGGCAGGCGAAGGCCACCGCGCGGCGCATCGAAGAGCTGCGCGAGCAGGCGGATGCGGAGACATTGAAGCTCACGTTGCGAGCACTGCCGGTGAGTAAGTGGGCGCAGGTATTGGCCGCGCACCGCAATGAGAACGGCACGAACGACATGTTCGGCACCGCCGCCGCGGCATTGCCGCTCATGCTTGATTCCGCGACCATCGGCGGCAAGCCGGTGGCCGACGAGGACAAGACCGAACAGGCGTTCCGTAATCTGTTCGACGAATTGACCGATGGCCAGTTCACGCCGCTCTGGCAGGCCATCGCCGAACTGAACGGCACCGCAGCGGACCCAAAAGCGGCATTCGACCTCGCCTCGCAGGTTCTCCGCAACTAGTCGAGGACCTACGCATCTGCCGCCAGCTCGGCATCAGCTACAAGCGTTTTCTGGGCTGGATGCCGAGCAGGGGCGATGAGGTCGAATGGGATGAGACGGAGCGTAATTGGATGCGCTCGTTGGCGGAATATGAACGGTCGTTGTGCCCATTGTGTGGCTTGCCGCGCTCGATCTGCCAAGACCCGAAAGCCGAACTCACATTGCATGCCGAGACCAGCGTCTGCTGGGCCACCGCGCACATGCAGCAGGCCATGAAACGGTGGACTGATGCGAATGGCAGGGGCAATCCGGCTGCGAACGCTTTGGTGGCGCATTTGACCTGATTTTTGGAGGATGCTTTGGCCGAGAACAAGAACATCGTCATCCGGCTGATGGCCGACACCGCCTCCTATGAGGCGGCGATGACCCGTGCCGGATCGACCGCGCGAAGCGTCGCGTCCGGCATGGAGAACACCGGCCGCAAGAGCGCGCTCATCGCCAGCGGCCTCACCGCCGCCGGCCTCGCCGCCGCCGCTTTCGGCGTCGCATCCATCAAGATGGCAGCCGACTTCGACCAGCAGATGAGCACCGTCCAGGCGAACACCGGCGCGACCAGCGCGCAGATGGACCAGCTGCGTGCGGCCGCCATCGAAGCCGGTGCATCGACCGTCTATTCGGCTTCCGATTCCGCCGACGCCATCAACGACCTCGGCAAGGCCGGCATGAGCGTCACCGACATCCTCACCGGCGGATTGACAGGGGCCCTCAACCTCGCCGCCTCGGACGGCATGGCCGTAGGCGATGCAGCCGAATACATGGCCAACGCCTTGTCAATGTTCCACCTGAAGGGGTCTCAGGCTTCTCAGGTGGCCGATACGCTTGCGGCCGGCGCGGGCAAAGCCGTCGGTAACGTGTCCGATTTCGGCGAGGCGTTGAACAACTGCGGCGCCCAGGCAAACAGTTTCGGCATGAACATTCAGGAGACCACCGGCGTGCTCGCCCTGTTCGCGCAGAACGGCACCATCGGCGCCGAGGCCGGCACCCAGCTGAACAGCATGCTCATGAAGCTGGCCGCGCCGTCCACCGAAGCCGCCAATACGATGAAGGAATTGGGGATCAGCGCCTATGATGCTCAAGGCCATTTCGTCGGCATGGCGAATTTTGCAGGCCAATTGCAGAAGGCCGAAAAGAACCTGACCGACGAGCAGCGCAACCAGGCGAACGCGACCATCTTCGGCAGCTATGCCATCAAGGCCGCGAACTACCTGTACGAGGCGGGCGAGTCCGGCGTCAACAAGTGGACGAAGGCCGTGTCCGAAAGCGGCTACGCCGCCGAGCAGGCCGCCGCGAAGAACAACAATCTCAAGGGCGATCTGGAGAATCTGGGCGGTTCGATGGAATCCCTGATGATTTCCGTCGGCGAAGGCGCTCAAGGCCCGTTACGCAAGATGGTGCAGGGCTTGGATACGCTGGTCGACGCGTTCGCCGGATTGCCGTCCGGAGCGCAGCAGACGCTCGTGGTCATGGCATCATTGGCTGGCGTGTTCGGAGCCGTGCACAAGGCCGCAGGCAATCTCAACGGCAGCACCAGTACGATGGCCAACAACATCGGTCTGGCCATCGATCCAATCCAACGCGTCAAAACGGCGCTTGGATCCGCGCAGACCGCATTCCAGATGTTCAGGGCGTCTTCGATGAGCGCTTCCGAGCAGATGGAGGCTTTCGGCACGTCCGCCAGCAAGGCGCAGTTGAAGACCGCTGGTTTCAAGGCTGTCGGCAGCAGTGTCATGAGCCTGCTCGGTGGCCCGTGGGGCATCGCGCTGACGGTGGCCGGCGTGGCGTTATCGGCTTTTGTTTCTCAACAGCAGAAGGCTAAGGCGGCATCCGAGCAGCTGGAAAGCGCTCTGGAGTCCGGTTCGGATGTCGCGTCCGAAATCGCCGGAGCCTATCAGGATATGAGCAGTGGCGGCGTCAAGTTGACCACATGGCTTGACAAAGCGGGTATCAGCCTGACCGACATGACCAGCGCCGCCATGGGCAACGAAGCGGCCTTGAAGCGCGTCAACAAGCAGATCAAGGAAATCGACAAGCCCGGCCCTGGCGCAACTGCGGCATCCGCCATCAAGAAAGCCCTGAAAGAGGAATCAAAGGCCTACGATGATGCTTCCAAGAAGGCCAATGAGAAAAGCAAGGCAGCCAAGAACGCGGTAGATGCTGACGGCAAGTCTGCCGCCGCCGCGAAGGATGCCGCCAGCGCGAACAAGGATCTCGCTGATTCCGCTTCGGACGCGTCTGAGGAAATCGACGACCTCGTGAAGGCCTTGTTCGGCTTGGAGTCCGGCAATCTGACTGCAGATCAGGCGGTTGACCAGCTGAACCAGAAGATCGGCGAACTGTCAGACACCTGCAAGGACAATGGCGTGGTCTTCGACCAGAACGGCAATCTGCTCGACAAATTCTCGGAGAAAGGCACCAAGACCAAGCAGGCTTTGGAGGACATCGCCAGCAGCGCGCAGAACGCCGCTGAAAAAATCCTCAAGCAGGGTGAGAGCACCGGTTTTAGTAGCGGTGAGATCGAACGTGCGAACGGCGTGCTGCAGGACGCGCGTGACGCGATCATCAGGCAGGCCGAAGCTTCGGGTATGAGCGAACAGGCCGCTAACGCCTTGGCAGACCGTTGGGGCCTGAGTTCCGACAGCATCAAGGCTTCCATTGACAACATTAAGAAGACCGCCGACAACAACAAGGCGAAGCTTGACGTCGACGATTCCAAGGCCAAGAAGAAGACCAAGGATTCCGAGACCAACCTCGACAAATTCGGCAAGAAGATAGCGAAGGCCAAGCTCGACGCCGACGACAAGAAGGCCACGGCCAGCGCCAAGAAGGCGCAGAAGATGATGGACGACTTCAATAGGAAGCACGTCAAAGGCACCATCGATGCGACCGACAAGGCATCAAAGAAGGCGAACACCGCCTCCAGGAACATCGGAAAGCTCAACGGCAAGAAAGCCACAGCCAGACTCGACGCGAAGGACAATGCGACTTCCAAGGTCAACGCGGCCAATGCGAAGAAACTCACCAACAAGCGCAACACCCTGACATCAAACGATATCGCGTCGCAGATAGTCGCCCGCGCGAATTCGCGTAAGCTGGCGAACAAGCGCAACACGCTTGATTCGACCGACAAGGCGTCATCGAAGGTCGACGCCGTCAACCGGAAGAAACTGCAAGACAAGAAAAGCACCGCCTCGGTCAACGACCAGGCCACGCCGGTGCTCCGCTCTATCAACGACTTCAAAATCGCCGACAAGTCCTTCACCGTCACCGAGCGCACGAAGAAGGAGGGTGGTTACACCGGCGGCATGTTCACAGACGGCACCTTCCAGCAGTTCGCCGGAGGTGGCATGTTCTCCGGCTACGTGGATCCGGCATGGGCGCCCGGCAATGGTTTGAGCGACAGCGTGTACCTGCTCAACGCGCGTCTCGCAGCGGGCGAGTACACGCACAATGCTGCGGCCACGGCCTATTACGGCGTCGATACCATGCGCTTGCTGAACGAGCGGAAGATTCCACGTGAAGTGTTTGCCACGGCCAATCAGATGACAGGCAATCAGGTCAGCATACAGGTTGATACCGCTTCCGTAGTGGCGGCGATAACCAGCCTGCACAACGATCTTGGCGCGATTATCAGCGCCGCGTCCGATGATTCGATGGCCGGCGATCGTGACTTGGGGAGGTTGATCCGCAGATATGCGCGAGCTTAAATACACGTCGCATGACGGCATGGTCATCGACCTCAACAACGATAGTCTGTGGGTCGCTGATTTGCAGGAAATGCGCGGGTACGCATGGATGTACACGCTGGCCACTCGCGGCATCAAATCGGTGAGCCGGAACGCTTCGACGGCGAAAATGACCGTCCGCACCACGGATCCGTCAAGATTGGACGTGGTGCAGACGGCTTTCGATTCGGACGTGCAGGCGGTTACGCCAGGCACGTTGACGGTAGATGGCGAATGGTTCCAGCGGGCGTATGTCGTCGGCTCATCGCTTGGTCTCGTGCCTTGGCCGGAATACGCGCAAGTCGATTACACAATTGTCCTTTGCGATGGCGTCTGGCGTCGCGCGCTGCCGGTGCAGCATTTCTTCCCGATGACGGCAGGCACCGGTTCGCAGATCGACCTTCCACTGGATCTGCCGACCGATTTGGCTCCGTCGAAAATCGCTTTGACGGTGAATAATCCGACCGGCAAGGCCGCCGAGTTCACCGCGGTCATTTTCGGCCCCTGCGTCAACCCGTCTTTTCAGATCGGCGGCAACACCTACGCGGTTGATGTGACAGTGCCGGAAGGCGGTCATGTGTCGCTGTCGGCCATCGGATTGCGGAAGACGATAACGGTGACAGCCGAAAACGGCGACGTTTCGGATGTTTTCGACAAGGGCGTTCGTGGCAACGGCAGTGGCAGCGGCTCGTATGTTTTCGAGCCGATACCGGCAGGAGATTCACTGCTGACGGTTTCCGGCAATTATGGCATCGATTTGACCCTGTATGACGTTTCTGGAGGTGTGCCATGGCGGACGTTATCATCGCAGACAGCAAGCTGACGCCACATGCGAGCGTATCGCAGGTGACGTTGGATTGGGCTTGCGGCACCGACGAAAACGACTTCGAACTGACCATCGACGATCCGGATGCGCCAGAAATCGAACGTGGCTGGTATTTCTGGCTTGACGGCAGTGACGTGGGCGGCCGGATCATCGACCGTCGCGTGACCGTTTCCGGTGGCGTGTCCACGGCCACGTGGATCGGCCAATCGTGGACTGGCATGTTGGCGGCGAAGATATTGCAGCCGGACGCTAATCAGGATTACCTGACCGTCTCCGGCAAGCTGCCTGACATCCTCAAAAGCCTTTTGAAGCGCATCGGTTTGGATTCGGTGTTTACCGTCGATTCGTCCGATGCTTCCACTTTGTCGAATTGGATGTTCCGGAATCCACGCTACGTGGACGCTTACACAGGATTCCGTAATCTGCTCGCATCCTGCGGCAGACGCATCGACTTCCAAGCCAAGGATAATCGCATCCTGCTTGGCATCACGCCGGTCGGCATCATCGACAACACGATCGATTCCGACTTGGTGGATTTCAAGGCCGAAACCAACCGTCGCGCGGTGAATCATCTCATCGGCCTTGGCTCGCAGGAGCTCAAGAACCGTCTGGTGGTCAATTATTTCGCCGATGCGACCGGTGCGGTGAGTCAGACGCAGACACTTGTTGGCGCCGATGAGGTATGCGCTACATACGACTATTCCAACGCGGATTTGTCCACGCTGCAATCCGAGACGCAGAAGCATCTGCAGGAATTGCAGACCGGTGGGTCGGTCGAGGTGACGTTGTCCGATGAGGTCGGCGATGGCCTGCGCGTGGATGACAAGATTATTGCGACGGATCAGGCTTCCGGCGTCAACGTCACCGCCGTGGTGACGAAGCGGATCGTGAAAATCGATTCCGGGATTTTGGCTTCGACGTTCGAGGTCGGACTGCCGGTGCAGTCGGCGAATGCGAACTATTCCGGTTCTTCCTCTTCGTCTGGTGGTGGCGTGTCTTTGACGGCTGGACGTGGCTTGTCGATTTCCGGCGGCACGATCAACGCGGAGGTCGCTTCCGAGGATTTGGATGCCGTCAGGCAGGTTGCCGAGTCGGCTGACAGGATGGCTTCCGGGTTCTCGGCGCAGATCGGCAAGGCGAATCAGACCGCCGAGAATGCCGAGTCGATTGCGTCTGATGCGAAGAGTGTTGCCGACAGTGCCAAATCGGGCATGATGACCGATGATGAGCGGTCGAAGCTCGCTTCGGTCGAACGGGGCGCGAACGCCTACGCGTTGCCGAAGGCGTCCACGGACGTGTTGGGCGGTGTGAAGGTGGACGGCAGCACGATAGTCTCCGTTGACGGTGTGATCAGCGCGCATGTCGGCGACGGCGCTTCCGGGAGGATCGCGTTCCCGATCGGCTATGTGGTGATGAACACGACTGGTGTTGACCCTTCCGTGGATTTCGGCGGCACGTGGAGGCAGTTGCCTTCGCTTGGCTGCTCAATGTTTGAAAGGATTGGATAGTGAAGTCTGACGGTTACTCGAAGTATGTGTGCGACAAGTGCGGCAAGACCGCTTATGTCGCCGCTGGCGATACGGAGGCGCGTGAATGGTACACCGTGCGCCGCTATTCGGCTGGCAAGGCGACCCGCATCGCGGAGGATGTGACGCCCGACATCTACGAATTATGCTCCAAATGCAACTCGTCTTTCATGGCGTTCATGCAGAAGGATGACGCTTCGTTTGAAGCATGGTTGAAGGAGGTTGAACAGTGACCATCGAACTGGTTGACGGCAAGGCCGGAGTCGCGCATATTTCAAGCGAGGACAAGGCGATCATCCATCAGGCCAAGTTTTCGAAGTCCGACGTGGTGTTCGACTGGGGCGACGCGTTCAAATGTTCGATAAGTTCATCCAACAGGGCGACGGTCGGCACCGGCTGCGCGTCGATCCAGGGTCTGGACTGGCATATCACGTCGGCGGAATCGGTGACGATCTCCAACGGGTCGCAGGGCATGAAACGCAATGACATCATCTGCGCGCATTACAATCGTAACCCCAAGACTGGTAATGAGCTGGTGGAATTGGTCGTGTTGAAGGGTTCGCCGAATGCGACCGCTGCCGCCGACCCGAAGGTTCCGTCCGGGAAGATATTGTCCGGCGCGGTTGACGCATACATGCCGTTGTGGCGCATCCCGCTCGACGGCATCACGGTCGGTACGCCGGTGCGCCTGTTCACGCCGAGGGGGGCTTTGTGGGATTCCGTAACCCAGCAATGGAAACCGCCGTACACGCAAAACAGCATCTCTCTGTGTCGTGTCGGACGCATCGTCACGGTCAACGGCAAC